TATCTTTTTCTCCAGATTGACAATAAACTATCAGGGGACTTAACAGACTCAACATTATTATCAATAATTCTAATATTGTTTTCTTTAAGTTTTTCATATTTATAAGTTTGATAATCTAATTTTTTTACTTCTTCTAATACAGCATTTGAACTTTGCTCTGCTTTAATTATTTGTCTAACTAATACTCTTTCTTCTACTTCTAAACTTACACCTCTTTGTTTAAGTTCAGATTGAAATATAGATTCTTTAAAATCTGTCCATATACTTTGAATACCTTTAAGACATAAACTTGAAAGTAAAGTAATAAACAAAATTTTTTTATAGTTAGCTTTTAAATAAAATAATATTTTATCTTTTATCATACTAATTTTAACCAATTATTAATAGTTTTATATTTTTTTAGCCTATCTTCATAACCATTAATTAACTTTTCCCAATTAGGATTAGATTTATCAATTAATCTACCTCTATTAATTAATGAACATACATTATCAAAATCTTTATCATCAGCATATTTTTCTAAGTTATTGGTTTTCCAATACCAAAATGCAGACAATACTGCAAACTGAGGTGTTTCTAATAATTCAGGATTCTTTACAAAATCTTTATCAAATCCTTCAAAATTTAATTTACACCAATCTGTAAATAATTTATAATTTCTTTCCCAAGTTACTTGGAGTAAACCTCTTCCGAAATATTTACCTATTCTTTTTATATAATCTGGTTTATCTTTAGGAAGTATTTCTTTTATGAATTTAAAATTTGCAGATTCATGTAATAAATTAGATAAAAAACAAAGTACTCTATCTTCAGTATTAACTTCAAACTGCTCAGCATATTTATTAAACCAATCTAAATATAAATCAGTATTAACTATTTTTAATTTTTTAAAATCTTCTTGTGTAAATTTCATATTATTGTTTTATTGAGTCTTTTAAACAAATAACTTCATTTTTAAGAATAATAAGAGTAATGTATTTTTTTTCTAAAGAATCTATAGATTGTAAAATTTTTTGATCTTTTGAAAATAATCTAGTTTTATCTATATACAAGTTATACATATGAAATTTAAATACCTCTTTTTTAAAATTTACTTTTGGATTTGAAGAAGAAGTACTTAAAGTAAATACAAATATACCAAGTAAAGTTTTAGTTATTGCTTTCATCTCTAATTTCTTTTAAATCTTTAATACTTGTATTTACTTTTCTTTGCAAAGCTTGAATCTTTTTTTCAAAAAAATTATATACAGAATCTCGATCTTCGTTACTCTTAATATAAAATTTATTTAATTGTTCTTGTTGAATTTTACGATTATTATCTAATTGGACTAAATAATCATTTTGTGCTTTAATTAATACTTCATCACAACTTTTTTTACTTTCTTTTACTTGTACTTTTAAATCTTGATTATCAAAATAAAGATAAACATTAATACAAGAAAATAATGCAATTGAGATAAAAAGATTTCTTTTTGCTGGTTCTAAATTAATTAAATCTTTTAAATCGGTAATAAATTGTGTAAAATTCATAGTTATGTGGGTTTAGTTAAATTTTTATGAGTTAAACTTTACCTTCTAACTCCTCCTGTTCAACTTCTTTAATTTCTTCTTTTTCTTCTTTTTCTATTTCTTTAGCAACTTCTTGTAATTGTTTTTGAATTTGTTGAAGTGCTAATTGATACTGCTCCATTAATCGTATTAAATCAAAAGCTTTTACTTTGAGTTTTTCTAATTTT